TTGTCGATCCACGAATCTTCGTGATCGATAGTGTTGAGTAGCCTTGCGGTCTTTACCCAATCCATCATGAGTGCGACGTGTGATGGCGTGATCCTTCCGTGTGTACTAAAAGCGGACTGTACTATGACGTTCCATCCTTCAGCTATTTTATCGTGATTTTGGTATGCGTCACCATAGTCTTTTGCACGATCACCTTTGATAAGATGATCGGCTCGCTCTAATATTTCAGTCCTGTTTAGCATTATCACTCCACAATTCTCTACTCTTTTCTTTAAGCATTTGTAAGCTGTTCCACAAAAGCTTCATCTCGACCATTGCATTCATGGCGTGTTTCTCAGCCGTAGAGTAATCCTTCTTGTTGACGCACTCCTCTACTGCTTTGAATTGTTTTTTAGCTTCCAAATAAAATTGGCTGTAATCAACTTGATAGTTCTTGCTCATCAATTTCCTCTCGACGTTTCGGTAAATAAACTTCTACGAATGCACCACAGTTTTGGCACGTTAAATTAGTAACCATTAAAAAATAATCATCCTCTTCATCAAGGTCGTGATCGCCACCCCAAAGTAATTCATGATTGCAATGCCAACAGTTCATAAGTTATAACTCCTAGACAAGTCTTCTGGATCGACGATGTACAAGTTCTTTTTAGTCCTTGTCACCCCCACATAAAAAACCCTGTGTGTATCGTCAGGGTTAATCCTCATATCCATTTCAGCCGCCGGACTCAGGTCCGTGAGCAGTACAACGTTGTCCGCTTCACCACCCTTTGAGCCGTGGATCGTGGACGCTGTAATCCGAGGCACTCCCGTGAACTTCTCACCACGTCGCAACAATGCTGTGATGTACGCCCGATCTGTCTCGGGAAGTTTGTCCATCGCCTCTGACCAAATCATATCCTTGCTTGCTAACAAACCATGATTGTCTACTAGCTGATCAAACGTGACAAAGTCTGTATCGTCCAAAGCGGGAAGCTTTTTAAACCCTCGTTGAATTCTTTTGTTAATTGACATGTAACCGTATATCTTACGCGCAATGTCCCCAGAGATCTCTTTGCCCTTGCGTAACGTTTCCCAACCACGCACCGCGTCAGATATCTTTTCGTTAATGGACCGTGAGCCGCGATAGTTGAATAGATAACCGCCAGACTTGAGATCATTAGCAATCGCCTGTAAATGATATCCCGCTTGCGAGAGGATTAACCACTCGCCCTCAGACATGTCTAATGATTCAATACCGTTGATGCGAGCAACCATACCTTCTTCTTCACGAGGTAGATAAGTCTTCGGGAATCTGCCAGAGATACGACTTGCCACGTTCTCCGCAAGACGGTGCACGGAACTCGGCACACGGTACGATTGTTGTAGTGTTTCGGATTGTCCGTCTAGCATAATGAAGTGATCGACATCGGCACCTCCCCATCGGTAGATTGCCTGATCGTCATCACCCGCGACGTACATTCGTTCGGAATGTTTTGACAAAATGTGTGCTATGTCCCACTGCATTGGTGACAAATCTTGCGCTTCATCTAGGAAGGTCAGCTTAAAACGTGGGCAACACTTGTCACTTTCGTCAATAAACATCTGGAGCATGTCCGTAAAGTCATAAAGCCCCATTGTTTCTTTGTAGCTTTTCAAGGCTCGATCTACATAATCGACTTCGCTCCACGGCATGGATAGATTGCTTCGGTTGTACTCTTGTCGCAAGGGTACCTTCTTCACACGGGCCAGATTGATTAACGTGACAATCGGATTCTGTTTGTTGGCTATCGTGTATATGTCGTCATCAAGGTCCGTGTTCCGTGAGCCGTTAAGTTCGATCCCAATGCGACGGCCCAACTCTCGGTAGTGTTGATCACTCATCACGCTTTCCAAACTGATAGATGTTTGCGTGAGGGCGAGACTGTGTAGCGTTCTGAAATACAACAGGTCCGTCTTTGGGTTCAACCCAAAGCGAGCCGCCGCACGTTCTTTCGCCTCCGTTGCGGCTTTCTTCGTAAACGCGAGGAAAGCAATATCCTTCGGGTCCATACCCTCCGCGAGTGCTTGGTCCACCATGTTTAGAAGGGTTGTTGTTTTACCCGTTCCTGGGGGTCCGAAAATCCTGAACATCTCGATGCTTGTTTACAATTTGTCGTACACGCTCTTTGGTCAAGCCAAAGTGTTTACCGATTGCGGTAAGCGTCCGATGCTCTTGGGTGTGCATTTCGTAGATGCGTTTATCACGTTGTTCTGGATTCAAAACGGTGACTCCTTCTGTTTAAACTGGGGTATGCTAACTTGTACTTCTTGGCTTTGGAATCTAGGTATTTTCCAAACCCGCACGGATTTTCCTTTGATGTTCATGACGATGTTCTCGCCTTGAATATCCTTGATGTACTTGCCGATCTTGTTGCGCTTGAACTCAAAGAATTTGTTCTTCTTTAAATAGTCCTCAAAGTCTTTCAACCTAAAGTAAGTAAGGTCGTGTTCATCATCTGTCCAAGGGCGACGCAATAAGATTTCTTCTTTGTCTTGCGCTTGGTGCATGTTGGTACAGAACTCTTCCAAGTAATCGTAGAACTGACCGACTGATGTCACGTCTTGTGACACTTCGATGATCGCACCTTCGTTGTCTTTCATCTCTGACAAGAGACCACTGATGCGTCCCTCCCAGTTTTGTTTTTTCATCGTGCGAGGCATGAAGTTGAGTTGCTCAAGGCAAGCTTTCTGGAAAGCACCTTGGCTCATCAATCCGTCTGTGTCTAACTCCAACGGCTCACCGTCCACGTCTAAGAACCAAAGTGGTGGAGTTGCGTTGTACTTTCTTAAGTTAGCAATAGTCGCTCCCGCGGCGGCGGCTCCGATACCAAACTTACGGGTCCGACACAGGTCTTTATTGCAATGAGCATTAATAGGAGCATCACCACACTTATACGCATAGTCTTTCCTCGTAAGTTGTTTTGCTACTATGTTGACCTCTCCCAACGGAAGTGGTGGCGCGAAGAAGTCAGCGTTGTACTTTAGTATTTCAGACTCCCACGAATCAGGATGGGCCTTGCGTAAGTACACGCCCATATTGAACAATCCGTTGTTACGACCACCTTCAGATATTTTTTGTCTGCTAAGTATTTGTAAGCACGGTGGTCCGTCGGCCAAGAGCTTTGTTTCTTTGGCCTCGCTGACTTGTTGTAGCTTCGTTATTTCTTCTGGCGTTTGTACAAACTTATCGTACAGTTCGTAGAACTCATCGAGTGTTGCTGAGGTGCCATCGTCGAGGAATGCGTAACGCAGTCCGTCCTCACGATTAAAGTAAGGTAGGTTTAAAAAGTTACCTACGTCACCTCGATCTAAATGTAATCGAATTTGTTTCGGGAAAATCTCGCTTTCACCATAACCCAAAGCCGCAGATATATTCTTAAGGGCTTTTTGCATGTCTTGAGCTGAGACCCATTCATTGCTAAATAGAAAGCAGTGCGCCCCGCCAGACTTAGATCGGCAGATGACAAGAGGGATCTTGAGATCGCGTATTTTTTTAACGAGTGCCGCATGGTCGAGCGGGTACTGATCGATATCAATGCAACCCCACTTACAAGAATCCTGTTCGTTAATAGGAATAATACCAAGACCATCTTTCCCCTCGATATGGTCTTCAAATAATTTTAGCGTAGGTTCCTCACGGATAACACCGGCCTTCCCCGCTTTTTTGCCATTGGCTTTTTCTTTTTCTATCTTAAAGAATCCGTATGCGGATTTCAGTCCTTCAAAGATAGTTGCAAACTTTTCAACTGACATAGAGTCTCCCACGTTGGTCGGGCGGGTTGCCCCGCCCTCCGATGATTAGAATGGTATTGAATCTCCATCGCTATCATCAGTCTCACCAACATGCTTGACTACAACGTCTCCAGCAAGGATATCCTCAGAAAACTTCTTAGCCTGAGTGTAAAGAGCCGCGTCTTCGATCTGTCCTTCAAGCGACATCTCCCAACCGTGCCAAGAACCTTTTGAGTTCTCTTCTTGGATTGTTTTCAAAAGATAGATGTGGCTGTACCGTGGCGGCGTGAAAGCACCATTCGAACCTTGCATTACACGAGAAGCCATCATCGAGTTCCACTTACGTGACTTCTTAAGCTGTGTTGACTTCATTGCGATCAACGCAGTTTCCGCAGTGCCATCATCGTTTAACACGACCACGAAGTGTTGGTGTGTCTCTTCGATGTACTCACCGTTAGTACCGACTACATAATCCTTGTTGTCGTCGGGGGACCTTTCGGTCTTCGGTCTTTCGTCTTGAGGTGTGTAGATAGCTGAAGGTGCGCCGGTCCCGCTACCACGTGGAGCCCACTGGATAAACCTACGCTGATAAGCACAAGGAATAACCCGTATACCTGTTTTACCTTTGTAGATTTTTCCAGTAACGGTATTGTAAATGTCACCCTTCCGAGCCTCCTCGTTTTCATCCAGTACAGGATCGTTACCAGATAGTACCTTAATAAAGGGTAACGCAAGATCTTCTTGCCCGACGTTTTCCATACCTTTGCCCGCATCGGCCTCAAAGATAGATGGATCGAAGACGGTGATTCCGTTCTCTTTTTGCTTTGCTACTTCGGTCTTAGCCATTATTTTTTACCTTTCTTGATTGTTGCACGTTGTCCTACCCACGCCCCAAATAACTCCATTGGAAACTCATCACCGGCCTCTACCCGTTCCTTGATGAAAGCCCGAAGTGTTTGTGGATGAACATCTGTTTTCGTTTGCGCTTCAAAACCCTGCTTCAAAGCGAACTCTGCGAACTGCTTTGCAACTTCATCTTCTCCGCGTCCGAATGAACAGGCCACAGTGTTCTTGATGATGTCGTCGTAACCGTTATCACGAAGCCAATCGTAAGCGGCTGGACGATTATCTACCTTGATAGAAGCCCCATACGTCTGCTTCACTTCGACAGTAGAACCATCTTCAAGCTCTAGCTTGTTCAAACCTAATTCTAAAAACATGCCCGGTAAATCTTCGTCAGTCAGTTTGAGTAACGCTTTCTTTTCTGCTGACAATTTTTCTTCTAACTCTGCGATCAAGTTTTCCTTGTCTCGGATCTTAGTTGCAGTGTCTGCTACACTTTTCAAACCATCTTGGTTCAGGCTCTCCACCGAACTGCGCGGTTTCGATTCCTGTTCCATTAAAGCTGTCAAGTCCATAGTTCCTCCTTTCGTTGTTAAAGACCATATCTGGCCTTGACAAATGCGTATATTACGCATTATCCTACAAATGTCAACTACACGAGGAATTATTTTGAAAGACTACAAATTTGAAACAGAACCCTTTGATCACCAAAGAGACGTGATCCGTGATTCGTGGGCCGCGCCGTACTATGCGCTGTTCATGGAGATGGGTACTGGTAAAACAAAAGTAGCGATTGATACGATGGGCATTCTGTATGAAGCCAAAAAGATCAATGCTGTGTTAGTTATCGCACCCAAGGGGGTGTTTGATAACTGGGTTAAGAAAGAGGTCCCCGTCCATCTTCCCAAAAGAATACCTCGAAAGATCGTGCGTTGGCAACCGAATATCACACAAAAGTTTCACGACGAGCTTGAGCCGTTTGTTCTAGACCCGTTTGATGGCATGAAGATTTTTGTCATGAACGTCGAAGCATTTAGCACCCGCAAAGGTGTACAGATTGCCAAAGTGTTTTTATCCAAGAATCCGGACAACATGGTGATTGTTGATGAGAGCACAACCATCAAGAACAGGCAAGCACAACGTACTAAAAACATTATTGCATTGCAAAATGTCAGCAAGTATCGACGTATCTTGACAGGCTCTCCTGTCACTAAAAGTCCGATGGATTTGTTTAGTCAGTGTGAGTTCTTGTCGCCTAAGTGTTTGGGATACAACAGTTACTATGCTTTTCAAGGCCGTTACGCGAACACACAACAGCGGACAATGGGCCATCGTAGCTTTCAACAGATCGTCGGATATCGTCGATTAGATGAATTAAATCAAAGGCTTGACCGGTTTAGTAACCGCATACTAAAAGAAGACTGTTTAGATCTGCCGGATAAAGTTTACATTCGTCGAAACGTAAACCTGACAAAAGAGCAAACGAAGTTATACATGCAAATGAAAAAACTAGCATTGGCTAAACTCGATAACGGTGAGTTGGCTACAACCGCTAGTGTCCTTACACAGATTATGCGGTTGCAACAAATATGTTGTGGTTTCTTACAGCCGGACGAAGGTGAGATTGAGCCTATCCCAAATTATCGACTACCTGAATTGATGGAGGTAATTGATGAGGTACAATGCAAGGCGATCATCTGGGCCACGTACACGCATGATATCAAAAAGATCCGTGAGTCGTTGGCCGAGAAGTATGGTGAGGATTCCGTGGCTGACTATTACGGAGAGACCCCACAGGATGAGCGTCAAGAGATCGTTGAGAGGTTTCAAGATAAAGACAGTCCATTACGGTTCTTTGTTGGTCAACCACGGACCGGAGGCTACGGCATTACGTTGACTGCCGCTAACACGGTGATCTATTACAGCAACAGTTATGATTTAGAAATACGATTGCAATCTGAGGATAGAGCACACCGTATAGGCCAAACAAATAAAGTAACCTATATTGATCTGGTTTCACCCCAGACGATAGACGAAAAAATTCTAGGTGCATTGAAAAATAAAATTGATATAGCGGGTCAGGTTTTAGGTGAAGATGCCCGTGATTGGTTACTTTAAGGAGGAGTTATGAGAGACAACAGCAATTGGACATTACGCTTTAACCGAACATCCCGTGACGCTATCGGGTATGACTTAAAGTCGTCTGACTTTAAGTCTGAGAACGAAGAATGGTTTTATGTCGCCGTGTGTATTTTTATTGGCGGTGTATTAGGGGCGGTTTTTTTCTAGGAACCGTTCGATTCGACTGATCATATTTTGATCTGTTTCTGAAGGCACGGGGAAACGTAACTCGGTACGACCAGCAAAAGGACTTTTACCTTCTGCGATTCGTTCCATTGCATGTCTTCGTGCTTTCATAACTACCGTTTCTGAAGGGAGTAACTGCCGTGAAGCTCTCATAACGGTGTCGTTAATTTCTTCTCTTGTCAGCGTTGGAACAATCGAAGGATAGTCTCCGATATCACTATCGTATAAAGAATATTCGGTTACCGCCTGACCGCTTGGAGAAGGTAGCTCGCCAAAGTAACCTTTTCCTTTTAAAGAATCACTTATAACGTTTCGGGTGTCTCCACTATATCGGATTCCGTAAGGGTTTAAATTAGCTATGCCGCCTTGTGGAACAGCACCACCTCCTTCAAAACCAAGAGAACCTATACCGTACTGTTGAGAAAAGCCTTCAGGGTTCTGCATAATATTCAAAGCATTTTGACGAGCGGCCTGCAACTGTTGTGCGCGAGCTGTGGACGCCGCTTCAAAAGCATCTAGGTCTGCTTGCGTAAAACTTAAGTCCGCGGGTTTTTTAGGTACCTCTTTTGTAAAATCACTGGTACGAGGACCTGCGTTATATGCCTCTAAGGCTTTATTGTACTCTTCAGCCTGCTGTTTATAAGCTTCAATCGCTTTGTTATAAGCGTCAGACTCTGCTTGATACTTATCTGCTTGGTCTCTATCCGCGGAAGTTAAGGTCGTTGGCACAAGAACTTGATTCGGGTTATACAACCCGCTTGCGCCTGAACCAAAACTAAAACGTGGGATAGCCATTAACTTAACAAGCTTTCTATACCTTGAGATTTAATCAAAGGTGACGTTATATCACTTGGAAACATTGCTGCAAATCTAGACCGGTCCGCGGGCCGTGCTTGTGGTGCCGGTGGCGTTGCTGCCACGGGCGCTTGCGCGACTACAGTTGGACTCGGTCTAGGTGCAGCGGCACTCCGCGTGGGAAGGGCGGGTGTTCTTTCTAAAGAAGCACTGAAGAAATCCGGAACTTCTATACCGGGTCTTGGCTCTTCTTTTATCTCTTCTTCTGTATAAAAACGTGTCGCCGGACCAACAGTTCGTTTAGCCGGATTAATCGCGTAACTCTCAAGAAGAGCATCCAAAAACTGAGTCATTGTTGCGTCTTTCTCTTCCTGTGTTCTGGACTTCTTAAGAGCTAAGGACAACAATTTTCTGTCGTTTAAAACTCTAGCAATCGCATCTTGACGATATTCGTTAGGTATATCCGATAAAGCTTTTAGTTTTGTGGTGATTGCTTGAGAACCCGCCGCTCCAGCTATCAAAGAAGACTGACCTCCAAGCATTCTTGAAATGGATTGACCCATGTTTGCACCACTGATACGACCAAGTAGTAACAATTTTGGATCTACATCTAATTGTAATTCCTCACCTTTTTTAGCGTATCCACGAGATACAAAAGCTTCAACAGCGGCCATTTCTCCGATAAATTTCTTTATCAAGCCAAGTCTACCTTCGCTCATTAAACCCTTGCTTTTTATCCAATCTGCAACAGATAGCTTTTGTGTTGAATTAGGTGCTGGGGTAAATAAAGCATCGTAAGCTGCCCTAAAGTTAAATACGGGAGACCCTTCTCCACCACCCTTTTCAAAAATAGCATCCATTAAAGAAGATAAGAAAGCTTGATCGGCTTCTTTCTTTGTAATCTTTGCACCCTTGTTAAGTCCCTTTTCAATAACAGTAACTCCGCCTTCTCCTAAATCTTCAATGACGCGATAAAGCTCATTTAATTCTGAAAAAGGTCGTGGGTTATTGTCTGAAATAGCTTTTTGCATAGCTACTGTCGGATTAAAGGTTTTGTCCTCTAGCAAACTATATAAAGTAATACCTTGCTTTCTTTGTTTATCGAGAGCTTTAGTTTCTGCAATAGTCTTTTTAAGACCAGTCCTTGTTTTCAAAGCCTGTGTCAGCTCGGCTTTCAAGTTTGGCAAAATATTCAACAACTGATCATTGTCGTCCATCCAAGCCTGAAGATTAGACCAACCACCGGTAACTTCACCTTGTTGATCGTAAGTTAATTTAGCTCTAGCATCTTGAAGTAAAGATTGTTCCGCGGACCTTATATTAGTCATAGATCCAACCATTTCTTGAAGATCCTGACGTAGTCCAGGGATAGAATCAATCTTATCTTCGTGACGTACTGCCCAGTTGTGCAAGGCTTCCATATCAATGGCTCTTGTTTCTGGATTTATCACGCCCTCGTTAAGTGCTAAATCAAACAACTCCTGACCGGACTTTTGATCCGCATCCGACAAGATCTTAGTAAGCATTGCGTTAAATTGGAACTGGGATGCTTTATCTAGCTCCACGGCCCTGTAAAAAGCACCATCTGCTCTTTGAATGATTTTAGAAACGTCCTGCCAACTCATTCTTGATTTACCAGAACTGGTTAACCCTAGTAGGTCTGCTGCCCAGCCTCGTGCAAAAACCTCAGCTTTAGCCGCACTAAAAGTTCTTGCGTTATCGTAATCAGCGTTTACGCCAATAGGTAAAGAATCTAAATCCTCTAGCATAGCATCTCGCATCTTTCCTACGATACGAGCATAGTTGTTATTAGTCTGAGTTCCTGAGCTAGAAGCAGATAAATTTTGAGCGTCAGTTCTAGCTACTTTTCTCCAGTTGACTAGCTGCTTGACACTAACACCACCCGCCTCTTCTGGTAGAAGACGAGACTCTTCTTCTTGTATTTTTCTTTTTCGATTAAGAAGACTGGCGTAACTATCAAGAGCTCTAGCTAATTGAGTTGTTCTAGGGCCCTTGTCTTCACTGGTTTTTAATCGATCTGCTAATTGCCTAAGGTCTTGAACTTTCTGAAACGGTGATTTATCTGACGCGTCTAAGCGACGAATGACAGCTAACAAGTCATCCGCTTCGGTAGTTCCTTCTAAGTCATTTACAAGCTTATCAAAAGCTTTTTGTTCTGGTAATACGTCATCTGATCTACTGGATAGCCCAAGTCGTCTACTTTCCTGTTCTACAATGCCGTCGTAGAACTTCATTGTATCGTTGTTCAAGAACTTTTTTCGTACCTTGGTATCCATGCCAGCAAGCTCTTGTCTCCAAACTCGTACAAAGTTTGGAACCTCTGATACTGTGCCATCAGGATGCTGGAATTCATTTATAATAATATTGTTTTGAATTTTTCTCCATAGCCGGTCTTCTTTTCCAGAAGACCAATTATCTACGGCTTCTAACGATTCAAGCAACTTTTCAGCTTCCGTTCTTTCGTCAGTTCTAAGTCTCTTAGAAGCTCTTTGAACTCTGTCTTGAGCTTGAGCTACCTGATTGACTATTTCAGCTTCCCAAAGGCTAGTCTGGATGGTCGCTAAATCTTGTAAAGATTCTTTAGACCCGTCGGTATAAAGAAGAACAATAGCCTTACGCAAAGCCTCAATAGAATCGTTTGCTCTCTTACGTAGCTCGGGAGTTTGTAACTCATTGTTCAATTGGTCTTTATACTGACCTAATAACCCAAGAAGAGTCGGACTTCGAGTAGCGGTAACTACGTCATATCCGCCACCTTCCGTAGCCTGCAATGCCGCTCTTTTTGCTAAATCTTCATTACCACTTTCTCTGACAGCCTCATCAATCAGGTTTTGGAACTCATCTGACCTTAAAAGCTTCTCTATTTCTTCTGGATCTTCGTCATTAAGGCGTAATTGAGAAGAAACATAACGACCAACCATCGTTAAATCTTCATCGCTTAAATCTGCTTCCGGTATCCCTTCTTTCCCCCGTCCTTTACCCCTTAATCGTTTCATTAAATTCACAACGCCCTGTCTTCCAAGGGTAGCTATCAAGGGTATACGCTTTAGGAGTAAGTCTCCCGCAACAGAACCAGTAACACCTGCGCCTGCTTCAATACCAAGTCTGGCAAGTCCTCCAATATCAGCCTTTTCTGCTTGGTATGCGGCTGCTGCGGTTGCAGTCGTTGCTGCGCCTTCAAGAAAGGCTGCTCTTAATGGGTGATTTTTGTAGTAAGCCAAAGACTTATCTAAAGAACTTTGTAATCTTTCTGCCGTGCGAATGCTTCTAGGTAAAGTTTTAAGGATAGCTGCTTCTGCTATCTCCTCATCCTTCATGTTATTAGCCAACCACTCTCTAGGTCCAATAGATGTGGTCTTTTTGACTAAATAAGGAAACAAACTAAATGCCGTATTACCTACGGCAGCTTTTGTTGCTTCATAGGCACCTTGAGTACCCGGTAAAGTTATTCCGCGCTTACCAAATAGCTCGTCATAAACATCCTGTGTTTGCTTATAAGCAACGGCTGAAGCACCCAAACCAGCTAAAAACGGAACGCCTACTCTAATTCCAAGGCCCGCCCAGTTGTTCGGCATAACGCCAATACGGTTTAAAAAACGACCAGTGTTAAATGTAGTCGCTCGAAAAGCAGCTGAAGCCGCAGCCGAGGCTGGAGTCTCACGCTTTAAAGCTTCCCCTATATCTCGTAATGTATTCGTTCCAGTTTCAAACGGATTACCCTCATAATCCTCAGCTAGTAAAGCTATGATTTGCTTATCGGAAAGACGGACACCTTCACCCTTGTCATCTACTTTCCCAATATCAAACAAGAAAGGGGCCGTTCCCTCTTTCAAGCCTTGGTAGGAAATATAGCCTTCGGGCTTTCCTTGAAAGCCATTAAGATACTTGATTGAGTCTGCTAAAGATTTGGCAAACAACGTAATATCGGGTAACGCTCCGGGTACCTTACTTCTTGCTTGTGTCAGTGATTGCCAGACATTACTAAAATCTTCTTGGCTAAATCTAACTTTGGGCCAAGCTTGAGGAGAAATTGTTTGAGCAACCGGCTGAACAACCTCTTCTTCAACAACCTCTGTTTCTATAGGAGTTTCAGCCATTGTTAGTCTCCGGTATTCTGTTTGTCAATTATATCCCGCATGCTTTCATTAGCTCTACTTACCTCTTTTAGCGATGCTGCCATCGATACGTCTCGGACTGGTCCTAAAATTTCTTTCAAACGATTAATCTCATAAATCTTTTGTTTAGACTGAGCCGCAACAGCCGAATCAACGCCAGAGGTGGATAGCAAAGTCTGTAAACGATATTCTTCGTTTTCAAGTTCATCATATAAGCCAATAAGCTTTTTAGCTTCTGTCTCAGGGTTACTAAAGAACGTTGCTTCATTCGGGAATAGCTCTTGAACCGTTTCTAGTTCTGCAACCGCAAATCGAGGAGAAGTAGATAGCGCGGATCTTCCAAGAATTCTTATCAACCTAACGGCTTGACGAGATTCTTGCGTATCCGCAAACAAATCTGCAAAAGTTTCTGGGGCTAACACGCCACCTGCAACCGCGTCTACGGCCGCAAAAACATTTGACCAAAAACCTGTTCCATTTTTTGCTGCTTGTAAACCATTTTTAACCGCAAGAATATCTTCACGTTTTAGTTGTTCCATCACCGGCTGACCATTTGCGTCAAGTTTTGGTTTTCCGTCTTTACCTAAAACAGGAACTTGCAATCTCTCAGCAAATTTTTCATCTAATCGAGCTAAAGCGGCTTTAGCCTGACCGATTCTCTTAGCATCAGAATGAACTTGCCATGTTATTGTGTCATTAACAGGGAAAGCATTACCCGGAGTTACCCTGACATCACCGTTTTCAAGAACAATAGTTCGACCACCGTCGTAAGACAAATAGACACCGTCGTCTAAACCTTCCACGTCACGAACATACATGCCCTTAGTGGTTCTTACTTCTGTACCAATATATTCCATACTTGCCGAATCAGGTTTTAGTGCATTCATCTGATTCGCTTTACGAATCAAAGCCTGACCTTCTCTGGTATTGGTATCAACTACAGTTTCAATAAGTTTACCCTTGCTGTCTTTGTAACTTACCTTCATCAATTTAGGCGTTGCGGTGCTCTTCTTGTCCGCAGAATACAAATCTGGATTTACTATATTTCCCGTACTCTTATCGTAAACCTGTATTTTTACGGTTTCGCCATCATCAAATTCTCTAAACTCATACTGAGGCGCAAGACCAAGCAGAACTGCCTGTTGGTTTTTTGGCAGTGCAAAGAAAGCATCTTTAGTCATGCCGAATTTTCTAAAATAATCCTCATCGGTTATTGTAGGTAATCCGCGTACAAACCGTAGATCTTCTGGGCTAAGTTTTGCAAGCTCCTCATCAGTCCATCCGAGTTTATTAAATCGTTCTTTTGGCGTAACGATGTTGCTCATGTCGTCCAGCGCAGTAGCGTTAGAATCAAATATCTCAGCTGCTTGATCCTGAGTTAAGAAAGGAGCGGTTCCTTGCTCATAAAACCTACCGTTTAAAGTAATACCGTTAGGGTCCGCAACATAATATTGTTTTCTGCTTCGAGCTTGTTCTCTAAGCTTTTCGGCATCTACTGTTCCCTGCTTTGCATAGTTCCTTTGTACCGCAACGTTATATTTAAGCGTTCCAGGTATGGCCGTAAACGTATCTCCGCTAGGAGTTATGAACACCTCGGCATCCACTTTTACCGGAGCAGGCTTCTGAACTTCTTCATACAGATCGTTCTTGATTAAATCTTTGGCCTGAGTGGTCCTTCGATCATATCCTTTAGTATCGCCAGTCTCTTTATTTCTAAGGTAAACGATGTCTTCCTTCGGCGCATCCGAGCGCTGCCAAGGAGTTTCTTGTGTGACATAAGTCATGTATTCAGGGCCGCCAACTAGGACATCTTTATATTCACCTGTCTGAGGATTAAAGAATCCTTCAAGTTTTGGAGCTTCTGCCGCTTTTGTGCTTATCTTTTCGACTGAAATAGTTCCACCGAAAGGAGCAATCTCTTGTCTAAGAGATGCTAGTTCGCCCTGAGTGAGAGGCGTTTCGATAGTTTCAATTAATTGATCCTGACCGTTGAAAACTTTAACTCTAACTGGCTCTGATACAGGCTTTAACGACTCGGCAAACATTAAATTAGACCGCTCCATAGCACCTTGAGCTGCGGCTAAATCCATCTGTCGTTGTTGTTCTACCTGTTTTTGCTTAAATCCTTCAAGAGCCGCGGCCCGTTCTCCAATTCTAGGGAACAATTGGGTCTGCTGTGCTGCATACGCAAGCTTCTCTGCAAGACTCATGGTCCGTGGGCCGGGGGCCGCGATTGCTAGTCCAGTCTGCGCTAAATCAAAAAGCATTTGAGCTTGGGTCAAATCTTGTTGACCTTTTAGCGCTCTCGTTTGTGCGTCCTGATCTAAGAGTTGACCGTAAAACGCCCGCTGTTGTTGAAATTGGTCTTTTAAGTAAGGATCTATAACGGGGGTACCGCCATTAGCCATGCGTTGAACCGCACCCCCATATCTAAAATTTACAGGAGCAGGGCCCTCCTCAGCGCCCATGTCAACCGTGGACATAATGCCTTGTGCCATGTCTCCTGAAACAGGTTGTCCCATCTGCTCTTGTGCTAGTCCACCAATCCCTTGATCAACCTGTGCCATCATCATGACCGGCTGAACCAAAGTCAAAACAGACTCTGGTGTTTGTTGAGCATCCTCTGGACCAACATACTGAGCTAACTCCTCACGTCGCTCTTCGATTGTCGCCGGAGCTTCTCTCATCGAGTTCATTACTTCTTCGTAACTCTCTGCATCGTCAACCGCTTGCGTCCCCTCTTGGGCCTGCATCAACATTTGTGCAAGAGCTTGTTGGTCGATTCCGGCAGCTTGAGCCATAGGAGGCATAGCTGCGTCCGGTGCCATTGGAGCAGCAGGCATTGGAGCCATCCCGCCTTCCTGCATGTAGTTTACCTGACCGCCGTAGGCATAATCCTGTACGCTACCACCGTCTGTATCACCCGGAGAAAAAGCAGGCCGCCCTCTAATGTAATCCATAAACTGTTGTATGTAGCTTCGATCCATCTCTTCTTGCTCTCTTCGAGCTCGGTCTAGGCCCTCTTGCATGCGACGTTCAGCTTCTCGCTGCCGATACATTTCTTCCCGCATCAGACGCTCTTCATCGGTAAGATCCATAGAAGCAAACTCTGGATCTCCAGGAGGAATTCCACCGTTGCTCATCGGTATCACCCCGCGACCCATCAAAATATCTTTCTGCGTCACTTGCCCATCACCGCTAAGATCAGGAAAAGCCGCACCGCCCTTGGCAAACATCTGCCTTGCCATTAATTCTCTATTCATCATTAAAATAACCCCGCTTTACTTGCTCCGGCTGCTGCCGAAAGACCTGCGATACCCAGTCCAAGAATCTTCTCTCCAGTGGAAACTGATGGTGTAGTTGTTCCTGTCAAAGACATCTGACTAGAAGGAGCACCCTTGTAAATGTCAGACAAGAAACCAAGACGCTGATATGGCTCGTAAGCTTGCTGAAGCGCTGTCTGACGCTGTGCCTCAAGCTCTGCCTGTTGCTGCTGTTGCATCTTCTGCCCAATATCGAACAAGAAACCAGCCTCCTGTTGACCCAACTGCTGTTGCTGTTGACCCAAAGAAGCCTGTCTCAAACCAAGTGTGCCCAACGCCTCACCTTGTTGTAGCCCAAGCTGACCGTAATCAATGCCCAAACCGCCAACACCTTGAGCAAGCCTACCCGCTAATTCTTGACCAGTAAGACCAAGTTGACCCGCTTGTTGTGCCCCCTGAAGACCTAACTGACCCGTCTGTATCGTTCTAGCCTGCTGTGCTTCAAACGCCTGTTGAGCACGATTAGCCGCATCCTGAAACCCGCCAAGCCTTAATTGACCCGCGGTCCGTGCTTGCTGTTCCAAGATGTTACGTGCAAGTTCCTGCTCTGCTACCGCCTGACGAGACCCGCCAAACGCACCAGAGCCCACGGCCTGCGCTCCAATGCCCTGCTGCTGTATTTGTCCTTGTCTGGCAATATCTGCTAAAGCTTGCTGTACGACAGCTTCTTCAAAAGGGCTTTGGTATAGGGCAATGTCCCTTGGGTCAAATCGTCCGGTGGCTGTTGCAGCGCCAGCCAACGCACCTTCGATCCCTTGCTGTGCTGCTGCTACCTGAGGCTGTATACCTGCGGCGGCTTGACGTATTCCAGTTGCCGCTTCTTGCTGAAATGGAGCGGCACCGGTCATAACGCCGCCTATTCCTGTTTGAGCATCACCTAGTGTAAATCCCGCTTCCGTCAAGTAGGGTTGGAAACTACCAATACCTTTTTCGGCAGCGCCAAAAGCCGCAAGCTGTAACGGAGAAAGACCCGCTATTTGTTGGGCCGGAATACTTACTGGTTGATCCGCTAATGTTTTTGCGGACTCTAATAAGCCAAGCTTAATAGCCTCAATTGGGGCCGCTTCGCGGATTATCTGTTCGGTGACCTCGGCCATTATGCCATCCTTCCTTTACGCTCTAGATTAGCCATGACATCGTACATTCTATTTATACCTCGGTTTAAGTCTCCGCCACCGGCACCTTTTACAGCATCTGTCGTCATAACAAACTCACCGGGCATTAGCATCGCTCTAACGCTATCTTTGCCGGGTATTCCTTCATCTGGCATGATTCCTCCCGTTCGACGTGGGAAAATTTCGCCGCCATCTTTTACCATTTGAACAGGTGCCCTAAAGAAGGGGCTGTATTCGCTAGGACGGCTTTGGATCAGGTCTTGATAAGCCGGAGCAAAAGAGGCCGTGTACGTTGTCTGAGGCTGGTATGTAGTACTCGGTGCGCTATACAAAGACGTAAACTGTGTCTTAGGTTGGAAATAAGTTGGCTCGGCAGTTGCAATATTTACCATATATTTCTCTGGGTTAGCTGCAAGCAAGTCTGCTCCGGTGATCACGTTACCCGCGGCATCTTTTTCTAAAACACCTGGATCTTCCTCTGGAGGAGTTTCAAATCCGTCCATTAGGTACGTCGCACCGCCTACAAGTGCGGCAGTTGGGCCGAATTTTCTTAGGAAACTTGGACCAGCTACGGTAGTTGAATTCATAGCTTCTGTAGCAAACTGTTCAGCAAAAGCTGGACTCTTTCCGGAGTTTATTGCAGATTCATAGGCTGACTCATATCTAGATAACTTAGCAGCATCAATCTCGGCACCTGTTGGTGTTTTACCAAACAACAGATCGCTTCCTTTTTGAGCATAACCCTTACCTGTCTCATACAGTTCGCTAACTCTGTCTGAGAACGACGTTTTTGGTGTTACGTCCGGACTAAGGGCTTGATTCCCAGAAGCCCCCGTGTATTGTCGAGCGCTAGGCATATCTGCGCCAAGCATACCACCTGCATCTGGTCTTTGTTGACCAAACGCTATAGATTCGTCATAGAAAGCTTGTGTATCTGCATATTGAGGAAGTGGTTCACCACCGCCTAGAATGTCTGACGCATATTGTTCTTGAGCGCTAATTACCTCTCCATTTGCACTAGGGGCAGTTGATGTTGCCGCTCCCGTAGTACTAGAGGTCGGAGCCGCCGCAGGGGTTGGCGTATATGCCCTAAAGAAGTTTTCAGGGCCTGTAATGCCTTGCATCGTCTGACTAAACCTAGCGCCCGGGTCAGCAAAAGCGTTGCTTACATTCTCACTAAAAGTGCCCGGTCCGCTAACCCCTTGGAAAGCCGCACCGCTCAAACCAGAAATAGCCGCAGATTTAAGCGCATCTTTAAAACTTCCGCCCTGTATCAAAGTAGCAATACCTGAACCAAGAGCCGCTCCATACACAGGACCTAACGGGGTCATAGCTAATGCAATCGGCAATACAATCGGAGCAACCTTCTTAACTACTTTTTTGACTGATTTAGCAACGCTACTGACTGCGCTTTTGACCCTTCGAACAACGCTTTTAAAGAAGCCAAACTCCATCAACCCCGTCTCAGGGTTAATTGAATTGGACTCAGAACCAACAACGTAACGCTCAGGATCTTCAATACCCCGAGCCATCATGTCATCAAAAATAGCTTGTTTTAGAGCAGGATTACTCTCTAATACTTCCCGTGGAACAACGATCTCACCAGTCTGAGCATGAACAAGAGAGTCATCGCCATAACGACCTAATGCCGCCATTTGCTGGGCAACATCCCCAAACTCCGCGATACCTGAGTTGCCAAAAGATCTTTCGGCCTCCTGTCGCTCTAGTTCATTTAAGTCCTCGTCCGACATTAAAAAGTCGGCTACTCCACCTTCCGGTACAAGAACCTCTTCGTATTCTGCGGTCATCTCAGCCATCAGCCTGCTCCACCAGATATGCTCTCGGGCATAGTTACTTGAATTATTGTACTTTTACTTTCTTCCCCCGTCCACGAATTACCGCAATCTGGGCAGTTTCCGCCAGGATATGACTGTATTTCTTCAGGGGTGTCCACCGCATTGCCACAATTAGCGCAATGAATAAGATCACGGCTGGTGGAGGGTTTCCATTTGGAGCCGTCATCCATTGTAAATATCGTATCGTCACTCATGCTGTCGTCACCGTTACAGCCCCTACGGAGCCGGTTGCCTGCTGACCACGGACGTGAGGCATATCTATTAAGGCTATTTTAACAAATCCGCCCTGCTGAAACAAAGCCCCATTCTCTAATCCGCTATCATCAGTCTGTAAATTAGTAAGAACAAGCTCAGTATTCCTGCCCTCACCCGGATTCTGCATCTGAAGCAAATAGACCGAAAACGATCTAACTACTTCTGCTATGTACTTCTGGTCATAACTCTGCGGCGGGACAGGAAAGTAAGGTAATACTAGATTACGAGACATTACCTACGCCCATCCTGCCTTATCTCAACCCTCGGAGAACCCAATCTCCAAGCCACCCCTTCAGCAGAACTCGATATCTTAAACGCCATAGAACGACCGCGTAAGCGCAAATTCACATCATTTGTAAACTGCTCAACAGGCACAGAAGCCGTCTTAACAACATTACTAGCTGTACTGTTGCTGTAATCCGCGCCCGGGAAGTTCCTAACCTCCAACAACATCGTCGCAGTAGGAGATTCACTCGTACTGTCCCTAAACGTCATATCTGGTATCAACCGGCGTATGAACATAAAGTTGTAACCGTCCCCAATATCCACCTGACTGCTCTCAATGTACGAGGATATACCCGTAGCTGGCGATACACTGCCATCGTCTAAACCAAACTCCTGATAATACAAAGCATGATCCGTACTAGCCGCAATCGGATACGATTCAACCCCTCGGTCCATCCACGCCGTTCTGTCTAAAGTGCCGTAATACCAGATGTTCTGCTGATAATTAAACACCACATAACGATCACACTCCGTGCTAGAAGCAGATGGATAAAACCACCATACCTCAGAATATGCCGTATTAGTTGAAGCGGCTACCTTGGCAAACTGACCCTCGTTCAGATCACTAAATACGTAATCCCTAACCGTACACGGAATACGCTGAACAGTACCGTTGTAGACATAAAACTCTTCCTGAC